TTGATATAGCACAGGAAAGTAAAAGATAAGGAGTAAGACTATGAACGAGTTTGAGAGTGGCGATTTGAACAGAGGCAGAGAGGTAAAAAAAGTGGTAACAGTACAGCCGAGATGGAAGTCGTGGGCGATGTGGGTTTCGGTAGCGGGTGCAGTATTTACATTATTAAATGTAACTGGCATCGTAAAGATTGAACAGGCAACATGGAACGCTGTTCTAAATGCTTTGGGGATTATATTAACTGCATTTGGTATAGTTAATAATCCTACTAATAAAAGTAACTTTTAAGGCGGTTAAAAGATGAGTAAAAAAGATATAGTAAAATATCTACAGAAATTATTGAATAAGTATGTAGGATCAGCACTCACAGTAGATGGCATCTTCGGAGCAAAAACCGAGGATGTTCTCGATGATGAATTTAACCAGAAACCACATACAAAGAACTTCTCATATGAGGAGTTCAGATGCAAAGACGGAACATATCCTCCTAAGAAATATTGGGCAAAGTTACAAGAGTTAATGGATAAATTAGAAAACCTGAGAACTTTGCTCGGTGACCATGCTATAACTATTAACTCAGGGTATAGAACATATAAATATAATAGGAAAATAGGCGGAGCGTTCAGATCACGGCATATGTACGCTGATGCTGCGGATATAAGTGTCGAGGGTGTAATACCTTCTAAAGTCTACAGTATAGCGAATGTATTATTTAAAAATGGCGGAGTTGGTAAGTATAACACATTCACGCATGTTGATGTGCGAGGTTATTGTGCCAGATGGTGAAAAAGAGTTGACACTATAAATTATATATGTTATACTCTATGAGTAGTTAAGTTTTTGGTTTTTGGTTACGGGTTTTCTTCATTTTTTCTCCTTCTAAAAAGAGCCTGTCCTTGCACAAGACAGCCTCTTTTTTATATGTTTTTTTATTTATTTTACAAAAAGGGTTGACAACCGTTGCAATAAGAGTTATAATATAGACATAATCAATTAAGAAAGAGGTAAGGATATGACAAAGACAATTAATTTCAAAACAGAAAGAGGCACAGAGATAAAAGCAACAATCACAATCGAAAAAGCAGAAAAAAATATATGGCTACAAAATGTTGAAGAAATCAGCATCAACGGAACAAAACAAAACGAGAAAAAAGCAGAAATAACAGAAAATTATATCGAATTATTTATTGGCAGAACAGCAAGAATATTATTTCCAGAAGATATTAAACAAGAACTATTCGCAGAAAAATTCCAAGCACAGAAAATCGAATTAGAAAAAAGAATCAAAACAATGGAAAAAAACACAGCATGGGAAGAAAAGCAAAAACAGATGTGGGAGATAGAAGAAAGCGGAATATTAAGCTAAACGCATAAAACTGAGGCGAGAGCCTCTTTTTATATGTTTCTATATAGAAGATATTTAGAAAAGAGAAAAGCCACTCAAAAAATGCTAGAATTTATTTACCATAGTAGTCATATATTTACGATAATGTAATGAAAAACTGTGGTGTGATGCTGTTATTTACGATGTAGTGATAATAATCTTTTTTCTGAAATAAAAAGTATAAAAGTTCTCTATAAGGTAATATCGCAAATATCGCAAATATTCTATTTTTTTATTCATGTTGTTGACAATCTATGCAATATAGGTTATAATGGTAATAGAAGTTTGATTATAAATATGGAGGTGAATATTATGGGAAAAGGATCGGAGGTTTTATATTTCTTACTGGCGATATTGGTGATAGTAATGATCTTGGTTGTTGCTATCGATGCACGGCAGGACAGAAACGACATCCCAGTTGAGTGGGTAAAATACACAGTACGGACAGGAGATACATGGTGGGATCTGGTTGATGTTCACGCAGACAAACGCTACTGGATCGACGAGACCAAAGAATTTAATAATATGGGCGATATTATTAAAACAGGGCAGATTGTATATTTGCCGAGGGAGAGATGATATGTTCTGGTTTGTAGTGTTTGTAGTGTTATTGATAGTTTACCCGCCATTAGCAATAATAGTGTTGCTGATAGGGGTAGCGGGTAAGATTTTCACAGGAGGAAAGAAATAATGAGTGATCCAAGAATAGCGTTCCAGTGCTATAATTGTGGCGAGGCAATTTTTGAGGATGAGGCATACGTTGAAGTCGATGAGCAAAAATACTGCTTGGACTGTATTGCAGGGTTTCTGAAATACGCAGAAATACCAGAGGAGATATAAGATGACAGCAAAAGAAATGAAAAGAATTTTAGGTCATATTGAAAATATAATGTGCGTTAATTTGGATGAAGTAAGTATTGAAATACAAGGAGAAACCATAAAGGGTTACTCTGTACAGACAGATTTTTCGAGCATAGACGAGAGCGAAACACCAATAACAAGAATTATATTAAGTGAGGAGATTTAAGATGGAAAATTACAAAGAGATGATGAAAGTGATTATGGATAAAGAAAAGATAAGGCTAACAGAATTATTCGGGTGTGAAGTTGTTTTTGAAAGTAGCATTAATGATGTATATTATCATCCTATTGTCAAACGAGGTCATTTCACTTTTAGAGGTCAGGGTGATATACAAACAAGTTTCACTTATGGATACGAGGCTAAATGTAGAGACTGCGAACTAAGGTTAGTAAAATATACATTAGGAGAAAAAGACCTTGCCAAGTGTTTAAAAGATCCTAAGTTTGATGAAAAACTAAAAAACTTATTCACTGTACAATCAGCGATGTATAGATATGTGGAAGGTATCAAAAAGAATGAGGAGGCATAAACATGGCGAATATTCCAGAGAGCCACAAAGAAGTATATAAGGAGTATCAGATCAGCATGGGAGATAAGGGCAAAAATCCTTATTTCTCCTGCGACAAGTCAAAATACGATGCTTGTAAAAGATGTATCTTTGACAACCCGACCAAAGAGTATGCTTGTAACGATATTGAACTACTGGGCGAAACGGACAATAACGGAATAAGATTATTTTGCAAGTTATTGGACGAGTGGGAGGTCGAAAATGATAAAAACAATAAATAATAAAGTAGAAGTAAATGGCGATATTGCAGAAATAATGCTTGAAGTCGTTATGGGAATAAGAGCAATTAAAAAAAAATCAGATACAGATACAGTGGTCTGGGAAAAGTTATACAGAATTGTAGCAAAGGAGTTGTTAAAATGACGGCAATAGAAATGAAAAGAGTTATATTCTATATTGAAGCAATATTGAAAACCGAATTAGATCAGGTAGAAATAAAAACAAAATCGTCACCATTTAAAGGTATCTCAATTAAGTTAGATTTTTCTGATTTAGACGTTGATTTAGACGCTGATTTAGACGAAGGTAACACTCCTATTATAACCATTGAGGTAAGCCAATGAGCGAAAAGACATTAGTAACAGATAAGATTATAGCATATATAAACAATATCCCCATGTGCCGAGCGGTCAAGGTGCATGGCGGAATGTTCGGGCATACGGGTGAACCAGACATAATGGCGTGTATGCATGGAGGACTAGCAGTATTTATTGAATGTAAGAAAGAAGATAACGAGCCGACCATGATCCAGCGATTAGTAATGAATAAATGGAAACAGGCAGGAGCGATAGTATTCACCGCTCATAGTTTGGATGAGGCAAAAATAAAACTAAGAGAGAAGGGAATTGGAAATGAAAAAAGTAAATAATAATTGGGTAGATGATAATAATAACAGTTGGAATTGTGATTTTTACACAGAAGAACAGGCAGAAAAACATAGTAAAACATTAAGTAATTGCAGTTATTGCCGTAATTGCAGTGATTGCAGTGATTGCCGTAATTGCAGTTATTGCAGTGATTGCCGTAATTGCAGTTATTGCCGTAATTGCCGTAATTGCAGTGATTGCCGTGATTGCCGTAATTGCCGTAATTGCCGTAATTGCCGTAATTGCAGTGATTGCCGTAATTGCAGTGATTGCAGTGATTGCCGTAATTGCAGTATACAACCTAAACAATATTTAACAGATAGAATAGGTTCGAGAAAATCAGTAACAAACTTCTATTTAAATAAAGGTAAGATATATGTATCATGTGGCTGTTTTAGTGGCAATTTAGTAGAGTTTGAAAAAGCAGTTAACAAAACTCATGGCGATAATGAGCATGGAATAGCATACAAAAAAGAGATAGAAATAGTAAAAAAGTTATGGGGTAAAAATGAATTTTAAAATTAGGATCATAGGGGATGAACTGCACTGCAGTTTCCCTTATTCAACAGCGATGGTGGAGCAGATAAAAACCATCCCGAACAGGACATGGAGTAAAAAGAATAAGGCTTGGAAGTTTCCACTTTCTCCGAGCATATCGATAGAGTTATTTGAACTGTGTGCCAGAGAAGATATGGAGATAGTGGCGGATGAGGAATTTTATCAGTTGGCTAAGGAAGGGATAAAGTGCGACAAACTTATCCCTCTGGTCGAACCAGAGATTGTAAAGCATAAGTTGTGGAGACATCAACTAGAGGCTTATAACTTCATACTCCACCACAAATCAGCGATGTTGTATATGGGCATGGGTACTGGAAAAACTAAAGTTATAGTGGATTTTATAATCAATAACGATGTCGGGAATGTATTAATAGTTTGTCCTACTTCGGTCATCGATGTATGGCGGACTGAGTTTGAGAAACACGCAGGGAACAGTCAGTGGCTTATGTTCAACAGCCGAAAAGACTCGGTCAAGAAACGAAGTCAGAAAGCAGTCGAGATGTTTAAACTCGCAGGAGCAATGCATAAAAAAGGGATCGCAGTTTTTAATTACGAAAGTGTGTGGAGAGATGATTTTGTTAATACAGTAGTTAAAAAAGTTAAACTCAATTATATAGTAGCGGATGAGAGCCACAGGATCAAAACTCACAAAGCAAAGGCAACAGAGGCATTATATCAATATGGCAAAGATGCCGAGAGGAGAGTTTGTCTGACAGGAACACCGATGTCCAATATGCCACTTGATATATTCGGACAATATAAGTTTCTGGATGAGAATTTATTCGGTAGGTACTGGACACCGTTTAAGAACAAATATGCGATTTATAAAAGCATGGGACAGTATGACATTATCAGAGGAGTTAAAAACACTGATGAACTGAACGAGAAGTTTTATCGCTTGGCATATCGGGCGGATCGGGATGTTCTTGATCTGCCTGATGCAGTTCACCAGATGCGATATACAGAACTTAAAAGCGAGACTTTGAAAGCGTATAAGTCAATGCTTAACTTTTATGCGGTGGAATATAAGGAGCATATCTTGACAGCCACAAACGCACTGGTTAAAATGCTGCGGTTACAGCAGATAGCGAGCGGATATATGAAGGATGATGATACAAACGAGTTAATACATTTGGGAGATGAAAAGATAAAATGTTTTAAGGACTCACTTCTCGATATCCCGATGGATGAGCCGATCTCGGTGTTCTGTAGATTTACTAAGGATATTGAGCAAGTGAAAAAGGCACTGGTCGAGAGCGGTCGCTCCTGTGCGGAGTTATCTGGGCATGAGAACACACTAAAAGAATGGCAGGATGGGAAGTACCACTCAATAGTGGTTCAGGTTAAATCGGGCGGTTTGGGAATCACTCTGGTCAGATCACGATATTGTATTTATTATTCACTCGGTTTTAGTTTGGGAGATTATGAGCAGAGTCTGGCGAGGGCACATCGACCAGGACAAAAGAAAAAGGTAGTATTTATGCACATCGTTGTGAAAGGAACGATTGATGAAACTATATATAAAACATTAGAGAAAAAAGGGAACATGATCGAAGAGATATTATCGTTGGTTGGTGGTTGACTTGGACTGCAATATAAGTTATAATGTGAATTGGATCGAACTGGGTAGATTTGAAAGAGGTAAATATTAAATGGCAGTTTTAAAAGATAAAAGAAAAATCATAGGAATGACACAAAGTGAGGTGGGTGAGCGGTTGGGAGTCGGGAGGCTGTTGGTTGCGAAATGGGAACAGCGAGGCAGTGTTCCTGCTAAGTATTGGAAGAAACTAGCGAAGATATATCAGGTGGATGAATATACCTTCGCAAAAGCGTGTTTGTACGAGAGGTACGGATTAATGACACCAATAGCGGTCGAGATGAAGGTAAGGGGGTTATTTGGTAAGGATATAGTCGATGTCATCGGAGTATCAGGGACCGCAGTGTTTATGTGGATGAAAGGTAAGTTTTACCCATCCATTGAGAACACAATAAAACTAGCGTATATGTTTAAAATAGATCCGCTTGATTTCATGCGAATGAACATCGAGCATAAAGTCAGGGTGAAGGAGTTAAAACGAGATGAGTGTAGCTAAAGAATATATAAAGGAATATAAACGAAGGAGAAGGCTAGAGTTGGCATTGGACATCACTAAAACAAGACTGGCGGATCTTGATCCACAAGTACTTGAGTATCTGGGCGAGGAGGGGTTCGACAAACTATCGTTGGATGGATATACTATAAGGGCAGCATCGCAGATTTGGGCATCTGCACCGACACCAGAGGCGATCGAGATGGTAAAAAAACAATTCCCAAGTGTTGTGAAGGAGACAGCAAACACGCAGACTTTAAGCGGATTGATCAGGGAGATGGTAAAGGAAACAGTAAACAAAACAGTCGAGGAATTACCTGAGTGGTGCATTGAACTAAATATCTCGACAAAGCACAAAGTAGGCATCACTAAAGCAGCCAAAAGCAAGAAATAAAATAAAATATTAAGGGAGATTTATAATGGCAGAAGAGAAAAAAGACAACGGATTAGTAGTATTTAAAGAGCACGTATTGGCAGAGATGCCTGTGAAAGACACTCTGGTAGCAATGCGAGAGAACATGGATGGCGAAGAACTTAGTGCGTTTGATCTGCAGAAGATAAAAATGCCGAGTGGCACTGGCGGAACTTTCGAAGTGCCTGATTTGGACGGCACAGAATTTGAAAAGCAACTAACAGGCGTTGTATTGTTCAACACTTCACAGAACGCTTATTTTGAAGGCGAGTACACTGGGACTGGCGATCTGCCATCATGCTCCGCTCTGGATGGGATAACTGGGGTAGGATTACCATCGGGCGAATGTGCCAAATGTCCACTGAATAAGTTTGGGAGTGCTGAGGATGGCGGGAAAGCGTGTAACAATACGAAGTTGTTATTTATACTTATGAAAAATGCGGTGCTACCTTATGTATTGCGATTACCCGCAACCTCGATGAAGAACTGGAAAGATTATAAAATATTGTTATCGAGCAAAGCACAGTCATATCATAAACTAACTACAGTGATAACTCTGGTCAAAAACCAGTCCAAAGATGGCATCGATTACATGAAAGCATCGTTCGCAAAGGGCGAGTATCTAACTGGAGCGGATCTGGCGATGATAAAAGAGTACCGAGAGGCAATGCTGCCATTTATTGATAGCTTTACTCCTGATATTACTGAATAAAGAATACTCATATATCGGCAGGGAGAAACAGCCTCTGCCGATTTTTATACGGAGGATGATATGAGAGAGTTTTTTGAATCAGTTTACGGAGCAATCGAAGATAATTATTATCTGATATGGGACACTAACGGAAGAGACCGAAAGTTCTCCAACTGGTGCAAGGTTGCTGATGATGGCATCAAGGCGGTGGAGATTTTAGCGGATAAAAAAACTAATATATACTATGGACTCGGATTGTCTGCTACGGATAATGGCCACAACCTACGTTGCAAAAAAGCAGATATAATCGGGTTATTAGGCTTGTATGCCGACATAGATATCAAGGATGAAAAAGCACATACAAGGCAGAATCTGCCAAAGAACGTAGCAGAAGGAAAGCAGATCCTTGAGCGGTTGCCGTTCGAGCCGAGCGTGTTAATCCACTCAGGTCATGGACTCCAAGCGGTGTGGTTGTTCAAAGAACCGTGGATGTTTGAAGATAGTGACGAGCGTGATGAGGCGGAGATTTTATCCAAGCGGTTCAATTATTACCTGAAGGGTGTGGCAAAAGAAGTAGGCAAATCACAAGGCTCTCCATCGGGTTGGGATGTTGATTCGGTTTATAATCTGGATAGAGTGCTGCGAGTTCCTAATTCGATTAATTATAAACACACACCAGTGCCTGTCAAAATATTAACCAAAAATTATACACAGAGATATGAACCCACGGACTTTGACGGGTTTTTACCCACCGAGTTGGAAGTCAGTAAGATCGATTATTCAAGCCAAGCGATAAAAGGCGATCTGGTCTTGGATAAAGACTCCAAGCCACCGTTCGATAAGTTCGCAGCGTTATTAGAAAATATTGATGAATTCAAAGGATCATGGGAACGGACACGCAAGGACTTCACCGACCAGTCAGCCAGTAGTTATGATTTGTCGTTGGCTAGTTATGCAGCGATGGCGGAGTGGAAAGAGCAGGAGATTGCAAACCTGATCATCGCAGCACGCAGGAAACATGGCGATGACCTGAAAATGAGACAAGACTACTACCGTAGGACAATCGGGGTTGCGATAAAAGACAGGGAAAAGTACAATGCAGGACTCGCTTTGAATGAAATAGCACAGGCACAGAAGATTGGCGAACCAGTGACTAATGAAAAGAAGGATGATATACTCCGAAACTTATCGATTAAGTTCGGGATAAACATCATCCAGATAGTTAAATATATTTCTGAACCGCCAAGCTACAAAGTGTATACAGACAGAGGCAATGTGAATGTGGGAGCAGTAGAGCAGTTGATTCAGCAGGGAAAGTTAAGAACGCATCTGGCAGCGACAACAGGGAAGTTCCTGAAACGGATAAAAACATTGCAATGGGATGAGGTCGCACAAATGCTACTCGATTCCTGCGTTGATATTGAGATATCTCCAGAGGTAACGGATCATGGACAAATAAAAAACTGGATCAATGATTATATAGAAACTGGCACAATCGTTGACTTACGAGCGGATGACAGTTATTCTGTAGACGAGGTAGTTTCGATGAAAATCCCTTTTATAACTGAAAAGGGAAACACGTGTATATTTCTGGACAGTTTCAGACAGTGGATATATAGTTCTACTTTCGAGAAGATAAACAATAAAAAACTAGGCACTCAGCTACGAGATATCGGGTGTTCATCGGACACTCTGAATATTACTTTGAAAGATGGTAAGAAAACATCGAGAAATGTATGGAGGGTGAAATGAGAGAGAATTGAAAAAAGGGTGAAACAAATGGAGCAAAAGAAAAGTTTATTGTTTTTAAAATTGATGATATTTTATTAATTAAAGGAACTTTACAAGATATAATAGTGAAAGATTTAAATGCTATTGGTCATAAAATCAGCACAACAAGAGAAAAATTAGGTAAAAAAGAAAACACATATTTAGTAATTAATACCGATGAAGATTATGCCGAAGAAATTGCAGATATTTTAAAAAAGAATGGACATTGGGGATGAGTAACGAAAGCAGAATTTGGAGGGTGAAATGAGTGAAGTATTATTATGGAAAGAAGTAAAAACAAGAAAACCTCATAAGTGTTATGGTTGCAGTATTGAATATCCCAAGAATATAAAAATGATATATGCCACTTATGTAGATGAAGAAGGTGTTTTCAGCACGCATTGGTGTAAGACTTGTGATGCTTATATAACTAAATATTTTGACAGAGGCGATGAAACAGGTGAAGGTGAGATTTTACAAAGCGACCCTGAAAGATGGCATGCACTACATGAGGAATTAATCAATGAGTAACGAAAGCAGAGTATTTGGGGCAGCAGGAACTGGCAAGACAGCCTACCTCACTAAAGCGATCAATCGGGCATTGGAACTTGAAAAACCAGAGAATATCATGGTGGCTAGTTTCACCAAAACCGCTGCAGCCGAGTTGGTAGGGCGAAACACATCAATGAAGGGGAGTATCGGGACACTTCACAGCCATTGTTATCGGGCACTGGATTCGAGATATAAAGTTGTGGATAAGAACTTCATAGAAATATTTAATAAAAATCATCCTGCATATGCACTCAGCGGTGGCAATGACAGAGTTTCTGTTGAGGATAGAGAACTTGGAGTTCCACTCACCGATACTACACAGGGTGATAAACTACGGAAAGCAGAGGAGCTATATCGGGCAAGGTTAGTGCCATACGAGCAGTGGTCGAAGAATGTGGTGGCATTCCATGAGAAGTGGAAACGCACAAAAGAAATACATGGATATATTGATTTCACCGATATGATAGAAAAATGCGTGGATATGGACAGTCCGCCAAAGAACCAGAGTATCGGGTTCTTTGATGAGGCACAGGATTTCACACCATTGGAATTCAAGGTAATAAGGAACTGGGCAAAGTCAATGGATAAGGTTGTGTTCTCTGGCGATGATGACCAGTTGTTATATTCATGGCTTGGAGCGACTCCTGACAGCTTGTTAAGTGGTGGCGATGAAGTAAAGCGTATTATCCTCAAACAATCCTACAGAGTGCCTGTAGTGGTACAGGATTATGCACAGCGATGGATCAGGCAGATAAAGAACAGGCAGGATAAGGAATACAAACCGAGAGACGAGCAGGGAGTGCTGCGGAGATCAAACCTGAACTACGGATCGGTAGAAGGTCTGGTTAGTGAAGTTCAGGGACACGTCAAAAATGGAAGGTCGGTCATGGTACTGGCATCCTGTGGATATATGTTGAATGATCTGATCGGTGAGATGAAAAGCCGAGGTATTTTATTCGGGAATAAATATCGTAAAAGTAATGGCAGATGGAATCCGATCCGTAGTGGTGGATCGATGGAGTTATTAAGTAACTACCTGAGTCCTTGTAAAGAGGTTTTTGATAAACCGAGAATGTATACTATTGATGAACTGATTAAATGGTCGAAGATTATCGGGGTAAGCGGAAACCTCAACAAAGGCTCAAGAAAAATGATGGAGGATATGAGCGATGAGCAGAACGAAATCGATGAGGACAAAGAGGCATTGGCTGAGATGGGTTGGAATAAAACCCAGACCATTCCTGCCGAGGCACTCGATATATTGTTTGAGGATCTGGGATTTATGGATGTAGTCCATAACAAAAACCTGATGCTTGACTGGTTAGAATCAAGAATCCTGAATAGTAAGAAAAAAGCGATGCAGTATCCATTAAAAGTATATCGGCATAATGATATCAGGAACGGAGAACTAAACGATCTGCTCACCATCGGCACTGTCCACTCGGTTAAGGGCGGTGAGGCGGATGTTGTTTACCTCTTTCCCGATTTATCGAAGAACGGTTATAAACAAATGAGTACCATCGATGGTCGGGATAGTATCAGGCGGTTGTTCTATGTAGGGATCACCAGAGCCAGAGAAGAACTGGTTTTATGTAGTCCTTCAGGGCATTTCAAAATCGATTGGATATAAGGAGTTTGTATGGATGAGTATAAAGATGTGAAGTATAAAGAAAACTGGTATGCTCTAATCCTTAGTGTTATCGGAGTAACTGCAGAAGGAAAGCTGTGGACTTCAAATGCAGCACTCCGAGAAATGCAAACGCAGGATGAGCAGACTTTTGAAAAGAGACCGACAGGGACTTTCGTGTGTAGTTTCTGTGGCACCGAGTTCGCGAACACTGAAATTGAAGGAGCGGATCATCGGTTCTGTTGCAGAGAACACTCGCAGCTTTTCTGGCGAAAACAACGAAAACTTGAAAGGGCAAAGGATAAAAAGGGTTAAAAACTCTTTTTTATTTTATTTAGATGTTGACAACCGTTGCAATAAGAGTTATAATATAGGTTGGATAGTATTATGGAAGGAGATTTAAAATGTTAGGACACACAGCCAAAATGGGATCTAGGTTGGAGACACTTCGGGAGTTTTATGTGGAGGCACTATCAACCCACGCTCCTGAGGGTATATGGAAAGATGAGGAGTTGGCGGATTACGGATCAGAACCATTCACTCTGGCACAGGCAGAAATCGCATATTACTGTTGGGTAGTCGAAGATTGGATGCATAAAGGGGAGGTTTTGGAGTAAGGATAATAATATCAGAATTGAATAAAAGTAGCAGAAACACCAGATAGGAGGCGATTTGTCTCCTATATTTTATGTAAAAAGTATTTACCATCCTAGCCAGTATTTACGATATATTTACCATATTGCCGATTTTTAAAAGGCTCTACAAAGCCTTTTTTTAAAATAATTCTCTTATAGTAAATGTATTTACGTATTTACCATATTTAAATACTTTTTTATATTAAATAATAAAAAAAATAACACTATTATCGTAACATCATAAATATAATGCATTATAGAGCCATATTAGCCACTATTATCGTAAATATATCGTAAATACTTCGTTATATGGTAAATACTACAGAAAAAACACAACTCTAGCATTTTTAGCCTCCTTTTTTGTTTGTCTAAATATCTTCTATAAGGGGGAGCGGTTTTCCTGTTGACGAAACACTTAAGAAATGTTATAATAGTAGTCGAGGTGATTAAATGAATAATATGGAGATAGTGTGGAAGAGAGTCGGAGAAATAAAACCATACGACAAGAACCCTCGCATAAATGACGAGGCAGTGGAGTTCGTTGCGAACTCAATCAGGGAGTTTGGATGGAGACAACCGATCGTTGTTGATAAAGATGGAGTTATAATCGCAGGGCATACACGATATAAGGCTGCACAAGTATTAAACCACAAGGAAGTGCCAGTTCTTTATGCGGATCTAACATCAGATCAAGTAAAAGCGTATCGCTTGGCGGATAATAAGACAGGCGAGATTGCCACATGGGACATTGCTTTGCTCGATATTGAATTAGATCCTTTTAAAGACGAAGATATGCTCGACATGGCGGACTTCGGGTTCTTAGATACGGATGAAGGTCCAGAAATAATAGAGGATGAGTTTGACGAGAGTTTAGCAGAGCAGCCAAAGGCAGTAGCAGGGGACATATATATATGTGGAGAGCATCGGGTTATGTGTACGGATTCCACATCCAGTGAAGAGATATCTAAACTCATGGATAATAAACAAGCGGACTTAATTTTAACGGATCCACCATACAATGTAGATTATGAAGGAGCGACAAAAGATAAACTCAAGATAAAGAACGATAAAATGAAGGATGGAATATTCCTGCAGTTCTTAACAGATGCTTTTTCTGTAATGAACGAGTTTTCAAAACTCGGTGCTGCAATATATGTGTTTCATGCAGACAGCGAAGGATATAATTTCAGAACAGCGTTTAAGAACGCAGGGTACAACCTTCGTCAGTGCTTGGTTTGGTTAAATAATAGCATGGTTATAGGTAGGCAGGATTACCAATGGAAACACGAACCGATATTGTATGGTTGGAAAGATGGAGCGAGTCATTCATGGTACTCTGATAGAAAACAAACAACTATCATTGAGTTTGATAAACCGCAGCGAAACACAGAGCATCCGACCATGAAACCAGTAGGGTTATGTGGTTATTTGATAGGGAACTCCAGTAAAGAGGGCGATATTGTTCTTGACACCTTCGGTGGTAGTGGCAGCACTTTGATCGCTTGTGCGCAATTAGGCAGAGTTTGCTATACTTCGGAGTTAGATCCACGATATATCGATGTTATTGTTAAAAGATATCTGAACTTCACATCAGGTGAAAAAGAAGTGGCACTTATTCGGGATGGTGAGACCACTATAATCACAGAGGAGCATTATGCAGATAACGAGATGCCTGAAACTGATATATAGGAGCAGGAGTTGGCTTACACGGCAACAGTTTAAAACTCTGCAAGGACAGACCAAAGCAGGCGATTGTGAGGCAGCACTCACAGGCTTATAAACCATAATATTAAGAGAAAAGGAGCGAACAGGCATTGCGAAAAGCTAAAAGCACATTATATCTAATGATCATACCTTCAGCGATCTTATTCCTTATATTCTGTTACATCCCGATGAGTTCATTGGTATTAGCATTCAGGAAGTACGATATAGTGGGCGGATTGTATGGAACTACATGGGTAGGTTTCAAGTATTTCCTGCAGTTCTTCAATGATCCATACTTCTTTCGGATCGTACGGAACACAATAGTCCTTAATCTTTATATGCTATTGATAGCTTTCCCTGCTCCCATCGTCTTTGCTTTATTGCTTAACGAGATCCGCAAAGCGAGGTTCAGGAAAATGGTTCAATCCATAAGTTATGTGCCTCACTTCTTATCCACAGTAATTGTGGTAGGTTTGATGATGGAATTGCTCTCATCAAGAGGCATAGTTAACCAAGCATTGATGAGTTTGGGGATAGAGAAACAGCTATTCTTTCAGGAATCGGGGTGGTTCAGAACATTATACGTTGGATCATCGGTCTGGGAGGGTATGGGTTGGAGTTCGATTATATATATGGCAGCATTGGCAGGAATCAACCCAGAACTATACGAGGCAGCGAGGATTGATGGAGCAGGGCGATTCCAGATGATACGATATATAACAGTGCCATGTTTAATGCCGACAATAGCGATATTGTTTATCTTAGCGGTTGGTAGGGTGATGTCAGTGGGGTTTGAGAAGGTATATTTGATGTATTCTCCTGCCACATATGAAACAGCGGATGTAATAAGCACATATATATACAGACGAGGGATCTTGGGCATGGATTATTCGTATGCGGTAGCGGTGGGATTATTCAACTCAGTAATAAACTTTATATTATTAATGGCTGCGAATTACACAGCACGGAAAGCGGGGTACGGACTGTGGTGACAAAAGAGATTATAAAAAACATGACATTGTATGATGTTGAATTAGAGGATCATGCAGAATATATAATAATTAGATTGTTAAGAAGGAAATATAAGCCAAGATTTGCAGAAATAAGGGTTGCAAAAAGTGCGTTAAGAGAATGCGGATACGAGATGGCGTTATGTAGAAATGTTGTTAAGAAATTAGAGTCATCATTAGAGAGATGGGATAAGCGATGATAGAAATGATAGCAGATATAATAATAATCGGAGTGGGAACGTTCTTTATATTCAACGAGATTAGAGAAATAATAAGGAAGATACGTAATGATGAAGTATAGAAACAGGAGAAAGTCTAAAGTTAGATATTATTACTATGTCACGCAAGAACAGTTGAAAAATGGTGCTATAAAGACACAGAACGGATGCAGTAGAGTGGCTTATGGTGATTTTGATATTGGATTGTTTGATCAAAGAATAATTATGTTTTTTAAAGAGATAACTAATGAACAGTATAAAAAGCTAAATAAAAAATGGGAGAATAACATTGAGTTCTAAACTATCAGTATTCAATATAATCAATACAATATTAATGATCCTGCTGTTAATGATATTTATATATCCATTCTTGTATATGATCAGCGTATCAGTAAGCGACACATATGCAATCACAAGGGGCGAGGTTAAGCTATATCCAGTTGGATTCCAGTTCGATGCATATCGGATCGTGTTTATGAATAAAACTATATGGCGAGGTTACATGAACAGTGTAATCTATGCAGGACTGGGAACTATCTTCACAATAATTGTTTGTTCACTCCCTGCGTATGTGCTGACCGTCAAAGAGTTTAAATATAAGCGGACATTCACTACGTTCTTTGTTATCACGATGTTTTTCAGCGGAGGCATGATCCCTTTGTTCTTGGTGATAAAGAATCTGGGGATGTTGGACAGTATATGGGCGATAATTATTCCACCATCATTGAGTGCATGGAGTTTGATCCTGTTTCGCACTAATTTCAAGCAGATACCTGACAGTTTGACGGATGCTGCCAAGATAGATGGAGCAGGACACTGGTGGATATATATAAGGGTAGTCTTGCCACTAAGTAAAGCGATATTGGCGGTGGTGGCAATATTCTCGTTCGTAGGTTATTGGAACAGCTACTTTCCTGCATTGATGTATTTAACATCGGCAGACAAACAACCGCTTATGATCGTTCTGAGGAAACTGGTTGTTGTGGGTAATATGCGAGGTGATATGGAGAGTTATCTTGGGGCGATAGGAGCAAAGCAGGACGGCATCGGGTTGAGCCGAGCGATAAAGATGGCACTCACGTTGGTGAGCATCCTGCCAATATTGTTTTTATACCCGATGTTACAGAAATATTTTATAAAAGGGTTTATGATCGGAGGTGTGAAGGGATGAGTAAATATCTAAAACATAGATGGACTGGTCATTCTATGAAGGAAGATGAAGATTCTGAATTTACTATAAAATTGTTAAGAGCAAGGTTGGAAAACGATAAATATATAAATGGTGAGGCAATAAAAAAGGCAAGTGATGAAAAGATACGAGAATTATATAAGCTGATGTATAACGATGGCGGGTTAGAGTTCATAGAACAATTAATGATGACAGTTGATAGTTGACAAATAGTACAAGAGTGCTATAATTAAGTTAATGTATTAAGGTGCTAAATAAAGCAAATTTGAGAGGAGACACAGACATTGAAAAGAAGGTTACTAAGTATCACGTTGGTGTTAGTTCTATTGGTCGCAGTTATGATGAGCGGATGTACAAAGGCAGAAGAGGTTATAACTCCACAACCGACCGCACCAAAGGTCACAGAGCCAGTCAAAAAAGAGGATCCAGTTGAGGTAATAGATAATACTATACCAGTTATTACATGGATGATGAGAGACACAGGAGCGACCGTATACAGTAATGATTTAAAAGTATATGATTATCTGGGCGAGGCAGGAAATGTCATAATTGAGCCGATCATGGTTCCACCAGACGTTTATATGGATAAATTAACAATCACAGTAGCGAGTGGAGATCTGCCTGATATAATCAACATAGGTAATCAAGATTTATTCCACGAATCGTTCACACCAGACTTTATCCTTGCAAAAGACATCGGCACAAAAGGTTTATTGATTCCGTTATCAGATCACATGGATCAACTACCACATTACAAGTTATGGTTGGATAAATATGAGGAATACAGTGGAGCAATCACATCAGCAGACGGTAAATTATACTTTGCATCGGTAGTAAGGAACTATAACCCAACATCAAGTTTGGGCGGAGTAATCAGATCAGATATAGCGGACACTATGGAGTTTGAAACGTTCGATGATCTATTTGATACATTGAAAGCCATGAGGGATGACGTAGATGCACCGATATGGACAAATAGAAACGGTATCTTGGATCTAAACTTGTTATCATATAGTTTCGGAACATCACTGATCGAGTTTCCATATTATGATCAATACGCTAAAGAGTTTATAAACCCAGTAGCAACCGATAATTATATCGATGCTATTATGTTCTTCAAAAGTTTAGTAGATACAGACATATTAACACCAGAGTGGGCAGCATATCCTGAACCACAATGGTATGCAGATGCAGGAAATGGCACTTGTACTTTCTGGGTAGATAATATGATGAACGCTCCTACACATAACAACGCATTAAAAGATAATGGACTATCAGGACAGTTCGAGGCATTCATTCCACCATCATACGACGGTAAGTTTTATGGATGGGCAGGAAAATCAAGGTTCAGCACAACAGGCTCTATTATATCAGCTAAGACAGAGCATTTGGATAGCATTTTAAAGATTATTGATTGGACATATGATCTAAGTGCATCACACGATACATTGTATTGGGGCGAAGAAGATATTACTTGTAAACAGTTAGCCTCTGGAGAGTTCGGGAACACAACAAAGGGAGTCCAGAAAACAGATGCTTTTAAAACATTGGTAACTGAGGTATATGGCATCGGTGAGAATAGCAACTGGATGAAAGTCTTTACTGATGTTGAATATTACAACGATCGTTGGTATGACGGTGCAAGATTGTGGAGTCCTGCAGGAAAAGTTTATGGCGACAATGTATACACATATTCAATCCCTGCGGTAGTACTTGACGAACTGGACAGCGAGATGTTTAAGGAAATATCCGCACCGCTAAACACATACATCCAAGAGAATGTAACTAACTTCATCAATGGTAAACGAGACTTAAACGAGTTCGATGAATTTATTGCAAAGGTCGAGGAAATGGGCGGACAGAAATTAGTGGATATGTATAATGAATAAAGAGATTAGAATGGATATTTTAAAGGTTGCATGTCAGTTTAAGCATGAGAATATAAACGATTTTAAGAAGTTTATTTATTGGTTAGAGCGTTATGTTGAAACAGGCGGAATATCTTATGAGTCTAAGGATGATGAAATAGACTAAACATAAAGGGGCAGTCATTTTGGTTGCCTCTTTAATTTTAAGAAGGGGCTAAGTAGATGGATATTAAAGAGCAATACTTAAATGCAGGAATATCGGAAAGTGATTATGACAAATTGAACAAAATTATTAGTTCTATAATGGATATAATGATGAGGGTTTTAAAAGTTATAACAGTGAACAAAAAAGAAGGTGAATGATATGGGAGTAATGGGTAGACCAAGAAAAGAATTAGATTTTAAAATAGTAGAGGCTTTTTGCAGGTCGTTTAGCACTGGGCAGGAGATAGCAGATAGTTTTGGTATTTCTTACGATACATTGCTTGCGCGAATAAAAGAACAGCAAAAACCTGATGGCTCTTATTATGAGAGTTTTTCGGAGTTCTTTAAAGAGAAGTCAGCTTTGGGGCGAACATCATTAAGAGCTAAACAATATAAAGTAGCAATGACAGGGAATGTTGGTATGTTGAAATGGCTAGGAGCAAACTACCTCGATCAAACCGACAAATCACAAGTAGAGACCATAGGAGACACAAAGATCTATATAGATATCGTTGATGACGATGCCAGAGATTAATGTAGAAATAAACAGCAGAGTTTTTAATAAATGCTACCTTGATTATTTAAATTTAGAACTACCCACACAGATATTCTATGGTGGAAGTTCGTCAGGGAAGTCAGTGTTCTTGGCACAGCGATTAGTGAAGGACGTAGCCGAGGGCGGTCATAACTATTTGTGTGTACGGAATGTGCATAAGACAATCCACAACAGTATGTTTAATGAGATCTGTAAAGCGATATCAGCTTTTAAATTGACAAAGTTTTTTAAGGTAAATCAATCGGATTTAAAGATAACTTGTGTCAACGGTTACCAGATATTATTTGCAGGGTTGGATGATGTTGAAAAAGTGAAAAGTATCACACCAGTGAAGGGTGTGTTAACAGATATATGGATAGAGGAGGCAACGGAAGTCGGTCAGAACGATGTAAGACAGTTGATGCGTAGGTTGAGGGGTAAGTCCAGAGTAGCAAAGCGACTGATGCTAAGTTTCAACCCGATATTGAAAGCACACTGGCTGTTCACCGAATACTTCGGGAACTGGGATGATAGTAACTCCAGTTATGCCAACGATAAAGTAAGCATCCTGAAAACCACATATAAAGACAATTTAAGGTTCTTGGATGCAGGGGATATTGCCATCTTGGAAGATGAAACTGATATATATTACCATGATGTGTATACTCTAGGCAATTGGGGAGTATTGGGCAATGTTATATTTAAGAACTGGTCGGTTATGGATCTGTCAGAGATAAGAAAGACATTTGACAAGTTCAAGAACGGCATCGATTTCGGGTTTGCAGAACCTGCAGCGATAGTCCACACTCATTATAATAGAAACACTAAAACTATCTATATATTGGATGAGGTATACACCAGAGAGATGTCGAACGATGATATATACAGAGCAGGAACTGATATGTTCGGGAAAGAGTACGTGGTTTGCGATAGTGCAGAGCCAAAGAGTATCGCTAAGCTAAGAGAACTGGGCATGAGGGCATTAAAGTCAAAGAAGGGCAAGGACAGCGTTAATTTCGGGGTAGATTGGCTTAAGGGACAGAATATTGTTATAGATGTCCGATGCCAGAATGCGAAGAACGAGTTTCAACAATACAAATATCGAGAAGATAAAGACGGTGTTGTGTTGCGAGATCCAGTTGATAAATTTAATCATTTAATCGATGCACTACGGTACGCATACGAGGATGAAATGACAAGCAGGAAGATGGTAGCGGTTAAATCATTTATGTAAAAGGGGGATTCAGAATGTTAAACATGGGATGGATCATTGAGAAGATAAAGAGAGATGGCGGTAGCATTATGTCGGAGGTCTTTAACGATTTAATCGATTACCATAAACCAATAGCAGACCATATGATCTCAAATTATAAACGGTATATGGCGAGTATTGCTCCTGATGGAGTACCAGTCTTTTCACGTAAGTTTGCGGATGATTCCAAAGTAAACAGGAAGGTTAACAACACTTTTGATTCGGATGTGGTCGATGGGAAGATGGGGTATATGTTCGGAACACCGATCATATATGATCTGGACAAAGAGAAGTACACCAGTGGCGATAATTTCAATGATGCAGCATATAGGCTCGATTATAAAGCAATAGAGAGTTTTAACCGCATTAATATGATGCCTGATCTGGATGCAGAGACTGGTAAGATGGCAGCCATCTGTGGATATGCATCAAGGTTATTATATATAGACAAAGATGGTATGGAACGAGTGAAGGATATTGATCCGTGGGAGTGCATCTTTGTAAATGATGGTTCTCTGAACGAGTCGCAATATGCAATGCGTTATTACCCGATCGAAGTGAACGGGAAACTACACACTTTCGTTGAGTGGTATGATGGCAAGAATATATCGTTCTATATGTCAGCCGATGGCACAGAAACCAACCAGAGATTGTTATTCCAGTTATACGATGGCGGTGTTGATGGCGGGTCAGTTATTCCACATATGTTCGATGGGATTCCATTGATCCAGTTCATAAACAACAGAGAGCATCAGGGTGATTGTGACAAATCATGGGCATTAATAGATGATTACGACTCCACTTTCTCTGATGTAGCATCCGAGATCGAGCAGTTCAGGTTGGCATACATGGCAGTTTATGGCATGGTACCTGATAAAGACGAGATGGCACAGGCAAAGAAAACAGGCACATTCGGTATGCCAGATGCGGAATGTCGAATCGAGTTTATAACAAAAGCACTGAACGATGCGGTGGTGGAACATCACTTGGACAGAGCGGAAGAGAATATATATAGGTTTTGTAAAGCGGTTAACTTTAACGATGTGGCACTGGGTGGTAATGTATCTGGTATCGCTATGAAATATAAAATGATCGGACTGGAAGGTAAGTGTATAATCGCAGAGAGGAAGTTTGATGCAGCACTTCGAGCACAGTACAAATTATTAACATCGGTATGGAGTCTGAAAGGTACGAATATCGATTATCTGATGATGGATTTCATATGGACACGAAACTTTCCTCTTAATTTATTGGACGAGGCACAGACAGCACAGACAATGATGGGACTGTTCCCTGATGAATTGATTTATTCGTTAATGAGTTTCGTCGATAATCCAAAGAAAATAGTAGCGTTGATGGCAACACAGAACGAGGGCATGGTTGACTTGGATGGAAAGATTGAAGAGAAAAAAGAGGGCGGAGTTGAAGAATAATGTCGCTAAAAAGTGAGTTTAACACAATGGACAAAGTGTCTGCTAAGCGATTGGCAGGGATAGAACGTGAGTTAACTAATAACTACAGAAAAACTTATAAATCCATGCGTAGTGTGTTCGGTGAGATATATGAAAGATACGAGGTTGATGGTGTTCTGACTTATCCCGAGATGCAGAAATATAATAGGTTCAAGCAGATGCAGGGAGTTCTCCATGACGATTTAAAAGAAATGTATAGCATTAATAATAAAGAGTTGACCGATAGCATGAATGTAGAATACAAAGACCAGTATTTTAGGTCAGGGTATGCGATAGAGAAAGAACTGCAAGCAAAATTATCTTATATTCCACTGGATGAGGTTAGGATAAGTGCTGCAATACAAAACCCGATTGATGGATTGACATTGGATGAACGGTTTGTACGAGATAGATTAAATATCGAAAGTAAAATAAATCAAGAAGTAACAAGGGGGTTGGTGAAAGGTCAGAGTTATGGTAAAACTATGCAGGGTATCAAAACAGTACTGGGGCAGGATGCAAGTAAAGCGATAAGAATAGCAAATACAGAAACGCATCGGATAAACAGCGTAGGCAGACTGGCAAGTTTTGAGCATGCCGATAAATTAGGAGTTGATACAAAGAAAGTATGGGTTTCTACATTGGACGGAAAGACAAGATCCGCTCATCAAAGTTTGGATGGAGTGGCCATCGGATTGGACGATGACTTTAACAGTAGTGCAGGAGGTTCAGGCAAAGCACCGGGACTTATGGGCAATGCTGCGGACGATATTAATTGTCGTTGCACTATACGAGTGGAATTAGCAGGAATTAAGCCATCATTCAGGAGAGCAAGGGGCGAGGGTATTGTGCCACAGCAGACATATACAGAGTGGGCAAAAGATCATAATATTTAAGGAGTATAGCGATGAATACAGATAGACAGGTAGAAAGGTTGATAAAAGAGCCAGATTATAAGGATGTAATGAAAAGTTTAAACGGAATGCTTAAAACACAAGGGATGAGCGGTAATTGGAATTTAGACCAGTATATACGTGGAATGTACAATGGAATGGAGTTATTTATGGCAATCTTGGAAAGGAGAGAGCGAGTGGGAAATATAAATGAGAAAAAGTTTATGGTAGAAGGGCAAAGAATAGACAATGGGAAACGCATTGAAGGATACTACTTTAAATTATGGGATAAAGTATATATATTATGGGGTGCAACTAATGGGATTCCTGATATGATAGGAGTAATTCCTGAAACGATTAAGGAGATTGGAAATGAAATATTATAAGAAAATGGAAAGAAAGTTGAACAGGCTGAATAGGTTTTTACAAAAGGTTGAGAAAAAGCAAGGCAGACAATATAAGGTCAATTACAGAGCTGATAGGCTATAAGATAGTATTAAAGAAAGGAGAGAGCCTAAATATAAAGCTGATAAAAAATAATATTTAAGGAGTAATACAATTATGAAAGATGGTTTGTTTTATGAATGTAAGGATAATGATGTTTTTATAAAGGTTATTTTTAAAGAAAATGAAAAATGTATTATTGATGAAATTCGAGTAAAAGTGGATGGAGTACCTGGATGGACTGTAGTAGGTTATGATGATCTTCAAATGGCAATAGGAGAGGCAATAACAGACAAATTTAAAGAGGTTAAGGAGTAATACTATGGCATTGATGAAAAGTTTGTTATTTCTGAATTTCGATAAGACGGATTCGGAGCAATCGAAGAACAATCTCAGGAAGTTGGCAGAGGGGCAGGGTTCTAAAATAATCCATGAAATCAAGGATGAGAACAACCGAGTTATTGAGTGGATATTTATGGGACAAATCCAGAGGGGCAAGTTCGAGAACAAGAAACCTTCAGGCATTGTAACTAATATGGATAAAAGATTTGTCTTTGATCCGAAAGGATCTAAGCAATGATGGCAAGTACAAAAATAAACATTGGGATAGATATACAAAAGTATTATGACAATTTAGTATTATTGCGAAGGTCTATTGATGCACAGATTAAAGAATTAGAGAGTGACGTTTTGATATGTACTCATGATGATTTTACAGTAATAGAAGATGGAAAGTTTGAGGGTGATATTTTTTGCAATAATCCCAATTGCGGTAAGCTGCTATTATCAAAAGACGGCAGAACACAGATAAATGGAGGCAGCAAATGAGAGTAGCAGCATTAATCTCGGCAAAAGGCAACAGCACCAGAGTTCAGAATAAGAACATCCGCAAGTGCGGAGGCAAAAGGCTGATCGAGCATCCGATTAGAACAGCGGTTGAGGCTAATTGCATCGATGATGTATTTGTATCAACTGACAGCGAGATAATTAAGGGCATAGCTAAGTTATATAATGCCGAGGTTATTGACAGACCGTGGCAGTTAGCGACTTTTGATGCCGGTGGTGGAGCTGTTCAGGTACATGCATTAAAGACTATGGCAGAGGGTATCTATCAGTATGATTATGTTATTAATCTGTGGTGTACGAGTCCACTGGTTGAGGCATGGCAGATTGATGAGGCGTTCAAGCGGTTTATAGATAATCCACATGCTAAGCAGTTAATGACTGTTACAAGCATCAAGGCTACATTCTTAGCTAATTTCTGGACTAAGGATCCGAGATCTGATATTTTAATTAGTCCGTTTGGGATGAACGGTGTAGATCCAGTATATACAATGGTGCCGACATATTTCTCGAACGGTGCTTTCGGCATCTTTAATCCAAATATAGTCGAATATGGAGATTTACCTGGAATAACAGACGATATGACAGTGATGCAAGTAGATGCTTTATATGCGGTTAGGTGTCAGGCATGGAATGATGAACGAACAAAAACACCATGCACGTTGGGTTATGAACTGGACATTGTGAGTTCATTCGATATTAACACGAAACAAGATCTGCAACTAGCGGATATGTATTTTAAAATGAGAGCAAAGGAGTCGGAACATGGCAAATAAAACAGACAAAGACGGATGCGAGTATGGTTGCGGTTGTACAGATGTAGACGAGAAACGAGCAAAGATGCAGGAGGTTGCAGGGGTGCCAAAGATTATTAAAAAAGCTATTGACGAGGATTTTACAGCAACATTAAAACAAAAAGCAGCAGAAACAGATGCAAGAAAAGCAATAGATAATGCAGATAACTCAATCCCCACGGTTAAAGGCATCGATTATGACGGTTTTGTAGATGATGAGGCACTGGAAATTGTAAGAATTAAAGCACAAAAGACTATTGATGAGTGTAACCGCAAATTAAAAAAGACTAAAGTTAAAAAGGTTGCTATTGTTGGCACTGCTATGACTTTCAAGGATGCACCATACGATGATCCGAGTTGGGAAATCTGGGGATTGAACGATCATTGGAACCAGTTACCGAGAGCGACACGATGGTTTGAGTGTAATAACTCAGCGTGCAGAACTGCGAATGTACCACATAAACCCGAAATCAAGCGTATTGACTGGCTCAAAAAATGTCCATATCCTGTATATATGGAGGAACATTACGAGGATGTACCAATGTCTATCAAGTATCCGTGGGATGAAATTAATGCTATGGTCGGCGAGTTAGATCCTTGCGGTATCGGTTATTTTACTAACTCGGTTTCGTATATGATAGCACTTGCCATATATGAGGGGTTCGATGAAATATCATTGTACGGTGTGGATATGGCAGTGGGTGGCGAATATGAAAAACAACGTCCATCCTGCGAGTTCTGGGTTGGTTTAGCAAAAGGCAGAGGCATTAAGTTCTATATTCCAAACGAGTCCGATCTGTTAAAATGCATGGAGCCTTACGGAAGGTCAGAGAAGTTTGAGCCATTCATTGCTAAGATGCGAGACAGAGAGAAGTTCCAGAAAGGTCAGGTCGATAAAATAAACCAAGAGATCGCGAAACTACAAGACAACATCCAGAGAATGTCAGCGACTAAATATCAGTATCAAGGATCTCTGGCAGATATTGAGCAGACACTAAAAGTCTGGGGGCAGTGCTAAAATGACAATACACACAACACAGCGATGCAAGTTCTGCGGAAGGTTTCTCTACAATGCTGATATTGATTTGCCGTTCGAAATAAAGTCGACTGGTGCGGTCATTATGGGCATAAAGATGGATGTTAATTGCGGTCATTGTCATCGTAGCCACATATACCCAGTGCAAGTTGTGTTGTGTGATGTTATACGAATTGACAAATAAATTATAAGTGTTATAATAAAAGGGTATAACTAAATAAGTTATATCAAGATGCCATTTGGTGCGTTATTCCTTTCGAGGAGAACGCACTTTTATTTTTGGAAATTATATTGACTTTGAGGCGAGAACTCGGAGGCAGAGGAGCAGATCATGGAATTAAAAGAAGTTCAGAAGTATCTAAAAGACAATGCAGGAACAGACGAAGTCAAGAAGTACCTTAAGGGGTTTATAACACCTGAGGGAGTAGCAGAGTTTATCAGTTCAGATGCAGGAAAGAAGATCGTTCAACCACTGTTGGATAGCAATTTCACCAAAGGTTTGGAGACTTGGAAAACTAACAACCTGAAAAAGCTGACCGATGCAGAAGTTGAAAAAGCAATTACAGAGAGGTATCCAGAGGAAACAGATGCAGAGAAAAGACTTAAAAAGTTGGAATCTGATTTGTTATCTGAAACAAGTAAAAGGTTAAAAGCCGAAATGACAGCGAATGCGATCAAGGATGCAACAGATAAAAAGTTACCAACCAGCTTGGTAAAATATTTTATCGGGAAAGATCCAGAGGCTACAAAGGCAGCATTGTTGGACTTGGAAACCGAGTGGACTGGAACTCTCAGTAAAGAAGTCGAGAAAGTCTTTAAAGATAATGGTAGAGATATCAACAACAATAATGGCGGAAAAGCACCAGAAGGGTTGTTAACACAGGCACAAGTGGCGAAGATGTCACCAGCCGAGGTATCTAAGAACATGGCACAGATTGACAAATCAATGCCACACTGGTAAATTAAAAAGTAATTTGATAAGGGAGTGAATATAAATGTCAATGCAAAATTTTATACCAACCATTTGGTCAGCTAAAATATTAGATACTTTCAGAGTTTCTCATATATTAGCAGCACTTTGTAACCGAAATTACGAAGGCGAGATTAGTGGTCAGGGAGACACAGTAAATATTAATTCAGTAGGCGAGATAGCTGTTGCGAATTATGTTAAGAATGTAACAACTATTTCACCAGAAGAGTTAGATGCAACACAGACAAAACTATTGATTGATCAAGCGGATTATTTCGCATTCAAACTCGATAGTGTAGATAAGGCACAGGCAAATGTTTCAATAATGAATCAAGCGATGAGTAATGCAGCATATGCAATGTCCGATGTAGTTGATAAAGCAATCGGTGGAGTATATTCGAGTGCAGGACACACAGTAACGGATGCTACATTTGATGCAGCACTAGCGTTGAATACTATTGGCTTAGCTAATCAGTATCTATCAGAATCAGGAGTGCCAAAAGTTGGTCGTTGGTTAGTTATACCTCCGTGGGTAACTACAAAACTAACGCTTTCAAAGATTTTAAACACTGAAGGTTCAGTCGATGCAAATATGGCATATGGTAGCGGGTTTGTGGGCAAGATTATGGGATTTAACGTGTTTGAATCTAATAACCTGACACAAACAGGCACAGCACCAGATTATACGACTCATTGTTTAGCAGGAACTAATGAGGCGATTACGTTCGCAGATCAGATTGTTGAGACTAAGGCTTATGAGCCAGAGGCTAGTTTCTCTGATGCAATCAAGGGATTGCACGTATATGGTTATAAAGTAATTCAACCTCAAGGGTTGGTTGATTTATCATTAACATACTCAGCAGAAACCACTTAATCTAATTAATCTAATTAATCTAATTAGGTGGTTTATAGGAATGTTCTACGTGGAACATTAAAAGTTTTAAAACAAGGGAGTGAATATAAATGGCAGCTATAACACCAGCAAAGATGGTTAGGAACAGTGAAGTAGTTTTCTCACCAACCGCGTTCACTACTACAATAGTAACATATACTTTCGATATGCCAGTAGATGACAAGTTCTTCTTATATGTTGAACTGAATTCAACTACAAGTGGCGATGATGCGATCTTTACTATTGCAGCAGGAACAGGACAAAAAGCGTTCCAGAGGGGTTTGGGATCATTGGCAGTAACTTTGGCATCAACAGGCATAAAAACTTATCGTAAGTTAATCGGTCCACTTGAAAGTGCAAGGTTCATCCAATCCACTGGTAATATTTCAGTAGCGTTGAGTTCAAGTGGTTCAGGCATCGCAGGATTCATCGGGGTAGCAAAAATGCCTTATGTAATCTATAGTGCTTAGATACGAGGTGAATTGTTATGATGGGCGGAGAAACACCAGATCTTAACAGAAAAGTATCAAGATCAATGGATGTTCTGGAGGCGGTGGAGGCAGAGAGAATGAGATTATATTGAAATCAGGGAAAGTATACCTCAGGACATTAACATCGCACTCGGATGCTAATATAATCCAATTCAGAGCGAATTGGTATGAACACACAGACAAAGGCTAAGAGGTGAAGTAATATGATAGCTACATTAAATGAAATTAAAACACTATTATCGATAACAACCACATCGCAAGACGATTTGTTTAACATAAACATCCCGATCATCGAAGATGAGATTCGGGAGTATTGTAACAACGGGTTCAGAAACGATAAGGTTTTAATTTTGTCTTTTGATGTGTCATTCGATAGAAACTCCACTGGTGCGGATTCCATTGATCTGGATATTGGCAGTAACGAGGATGGTTTTATCGAGGCGAACTTCAAAGCAGGGAACACAGTCCAAGTTCAAGGCTCTTATAACAACGATGGGTTCTTCGATATTGAGAGCGTGAGCAGTACAGCTTTAACCTTATATAGTTCAGGAGACCGACCTTATTTTCAGAATTTAGTTGATGAAGATGAGAGTGTTTATATTAACATTCATCAGGTCGATTATCCTGCAGCACTTAAAAATGTTATGGCACAGATGGTAAAATATAAATCTAAAAATTACAGTTATGACGTAAAGTCAGAAAGTGTATCAAGATACGATGTTACTTATGTAGACGGGGCTGATATGTCGGATGGTTACCCATCGTCAGTGATAAAGGCATTAAATAAATTCCGTCAAATCAGGTTCTTATGATAAGTGATTTTTATGATGATTTATTTACAGTCGAGGCATCGACCACCGTGCAATCCGCACTTGGCTCATACGCTCCAACTTGGAGTACGTTAGGCACGTTCTATGGTTGGATCGATTATCTATCAGGGCGAGAGACTCTGGTCGGTTCTCAGTATGTAGATAAAGCGACACACGTAATCGGATGTTCCTCAACTAATAGTTGGGTTACAGAAAAGCATAGAATTAAAAATGCTAGTAATAAATATTTCAGAATATTGCATACCGATAATCCGGTAATGCGAAATCACCATTTAGAGATTTTACTGGAATATAACGAAACGGATAATCTGTCCACATAAGGAGGGTATTATGGCTATTGAATATGAGTCCAATATGGTTGAGGCAAAACGGCTCATTGAAAATATGGAGTACAGAATTTTAAAAGCTATTGGTATCTTTGTAGATGGTGAGGCAGTCAATCGTGCGCCTACTGGTCAATACTCAGGTGGTAAGGTTGGTGGCAATCTAAAAGGTAGTATTCGTTATGTGATTGATAAGAAAAACAAACTCGTTATAGTAGGAACGAATGTCGATTATGCAATTTATGTTGAAAAAGGTACTGGTATTTATGCAAAAGATGGCGATGGTAGGAAAGACGAATGGTTCTATATTGATGATATGGGTGTTGGACATGTAACAAGAGGTATGAAACCACACCCATTTTTAACACCGGCAGCAGAGGACAATGTGAATAATATAGCGGAATTAGTAAAGAAGGTGAAATTCGGCAATGTCATTAGTTAATTTTATTACTAATATTACAACAAAAATAAGAACATTGACCGATAAGCGTGTTTACTATGGCGATGTTATTGATCCAAAGGCACCGATACCATACGTAAGTTGGGCGTATCGTTCGACCAGTGATATTGAAACTATGGAGGATTTTATCCTTGAGGTTGATATTACTGATAGTGGCTATGATGCGACACGCATTGAGACAATGGTGGATGCATTAGATGGCGATGGTGATCTCACTAATCCGACTGGCTTGAATTATTGGGATAGCGGAGCAGGGGGCAGTCCATCGTTTAGGATGTATCGTATGAGTAGATTACCTATACCGGCACTGGATGAGCAGATATTAAGACGTCAGTTGAGGTATAGATGCAGAGTATATAAATTATAAAGGAAGTGATATAAATGAGTTCTCCAAGAGATATAATACTTGGTGATGGTATATTCAGTATAGCAGCAGCGTTAAGCACAACTATGGTTGATATTGCAGTAACTAGGGGTGGCGGTAACTTCAATGTTACTAA